CGGCTGCGGACGGAAATCCGTCGGCCTGCAGGCCGTTGGCAGCCTGAAAGCTCTTGATCGCCGCCCGCGACATCGGGCCGATGACGCCATCGAGCGCGCCATGATAGAGCCCGGCAGCGCGCAGGCGGCGCTGCAGGTCGATTGGATCCATGGACATGGGGTATCCTTTGAGCTTGAGGGGCCGAGGGGTTGAGTGAAATCGTGCTTCGAAGGCCGGGCGGCCTCAGATGTCGAAAATGGATTGCCTAAAATTCGTTTTTAAACGAAAACGGACCCTATACTGATGTTCGGCATTGTTCCGGGAGGGCATCCATGAACCGCGTTTCGACATCGAAAGACCGCAGCCATGACGACGCAATGGCCGATCTGTTCCGGGACGATCCGGCGGCGGCTGCCGCCACGCTCGACGCGATCCTGCTGGATGGCGACCAGGGCGAGCTGCTGGTGACGCTTCGGCAGATGACGAAGGCGTTCGGCGGCGTGCCGGCTGTCGCCAGGTCGGCGGAGCTGAACCCGACGCAGCTCTATCGGACCCTTTCGGAAAAAGGGAACCCGGAACTGCGCAGCCTGACGGCGCTTCTTCGCACGATGGGTCTGCGTCTGGCGGTGCAGCCGCTTGGCAAGGCCGTGCCGCACGCGTGACGTTTGCAGAGCATGGATTGAGCGATTACGACGTCGCTGCGGTAAAATCGATAAAATGGATGGCGACGCGGACCTTGCCGCCGGTGAAGGCGGGGCCGACGGCGGAAAGCAGGACCGGCGTCGGCGAATAGAACGCAGTCGGGCCGATGACGCCGATATTGGTCGAGCCGGGCGCGATCCCGAGTGAGCCGCCGAACTGCGAGGCATTGCCGGCGACGCCGCAGTTGAACGCTGTGGCCCCTGAAATGGCGAGCGTGGTGCGGACGGAGACGCCAAGCACGATGGCTCGGTTGGGGATCTGGATGGTCGAGGAGGATGAGCTGCCGGCGAGCGTCACCTCCTCCTCCAGGATCCGGAGGCCGGTGCTGGCGCCATGCGGCGAGCGGACCGAATAGCCCCAGACGGTGCCGTCGAAGGTGAGCACCAGCCCGAGCGTGATGACGTAGACCTGCCAGCCGGCGCGCGGCGGATAGAAGCTCCAGGCACCGTCCTGCCATGCCGCGATCTGAAAATCCCTGGTGGCCCAGGCGCCTGTCGCACCTGAAGCGACGATGTGCCGGTCGCCGTCGCTGGGCGCAGCCGGCGGGATCGCCAGGTTCGCATCGAGGACACTCGCCGCGACGAGCGCATCCAGCATGCGGATGGCGGCATTATGGGTGACATACTTCTGGCTCTGGTTCTGATCGAGGTAGGGCAGCGCGAGATTGGGCGTGTTGCTCATGGGTACAGCGTCCGTGTTGCGCCCTGCCCGCGTCCGCAGGCCGCGCTGATCTGGTAGATCGTCAGGGTGATGGATGGCGGCGCGGCGCCAAAATCCACGATCTGGGCAGCGGCGGGATATGTCCAGGTCGGTGACGTCAGGCCGGAGATCGTGCGCTTGACCGTGGCGCCTGACAGGATGTCGATGTCGTAGAGTTCGGATTGCTCGTTCAGCGGCACATCTGGTGCGTCCCAGTTCTCACCGCCGAAGCGCGTACGGCGCGCCCAGGTGATGGTGATGTCGGTGGCCGGCAACAGGCGGCGCGCGGCGATCTGGCTGACGCTGAAAGGTCTGAGACCCACGCCGCTGAAGGTCGAGACCACCTGCGTATAGGCCGGATCACTCTGACCGTAGCCGGAGGGGCCGTAACGAAGTGTCTGGCTGAGGCCGCGCAGATCGCTCGACATGGTGAGGGCCACGAGGCCCGAGCCTGAGAGATAGACGACGCGCGAGCCAGATGGCACCGGGTTCGCCATACCGGCCTCGGTGCCGTTTTGACCGCGCAGGAGATGGCTGAGGCGGTATTTGTTTGTGGCGAGCAAGGTTGCGACGCCGAACTGCAGGATCTCCCACTGGCCGGACGGCGACTTCACCGCGAGCGCATTGGCGCCTGCCAGCACATCGGCATCGAGCCGGCTGATGAGGCCGGCGGGCGAATAGAACTGGACATAGACGGCATTGCCCTCGTCCCAGCGATCGGGGCTGCCGGCATAGAAATCCGCGACCAGCTCGCCGATGACGCTCGGGCTCGTCACGGACTGCACGAAATCAAACCCGCCGCCATTGCCGCGATAGATGTCGACGCCATACCAGGGCGAGGCGTAGGCCGCGATCAGCGGCGACCACGGCGACGTCTCCGTACCGGTGAAGAGCGGGAGATCGAGGAATTCGACGATCGGCGTGCCGCGTGTCGCAGGCGCCGGGATAGAGGCGCGGCCCTGCGGTGCCATGGCGACAGAGAGGAGCGAGGGATCGAAGCCCTGCACCTCGACGGATCGGCAGGTGCTGGTCGTGACCGTCTTCGCGCGATAGGTCCGCGCGACATTGGCGAGCGTGATGGTGAGCCCGTCGCCGGGATCGAGCGCCAGAAGCGACGGTGGCAGCTTCAGCGTCGCCGTCTCGCGCGCTGCCCAGACCTGCTGCAGGAGCGACTGGGCAAGGCTCGCCGCATAGGTCTGGTCGAGCACGGCCGGGGACGACAGCGTGGCGATGGTCTGGCTGTTACCGACGGTCTTCCTCGCCTCGACCTCGCCGCTGGAATAGTTGCGATAGGGATCGACATAGGCGAGCTTCAGCGCGCCGGGCAGATCGGTCTCCTGCGCCCGGGTCAGCTGGTAGCCGACGTCACTGGTCGTCTCCAGCACCAGCATGTCCGCATTGATCGGGATCGTGCGAACGAACCCGCGCGAGACGAACCGCACGGCGCCACCGGACTCCCAGGCATCGAACATGAAGACGTCCTGCAGCGCGGCGATCATGTCGCGCGGGCTCATGACGCCGTCGGTCGCGAACCCCGGACACAACGTGCCGACGCCGACGAGCTGCGTCGTGTCGAAATCGGAGAGTGCCGCTGCTGCGCAGAGTTCGCCCATGATCCACTTGACCGGCACCTGCTCGGCGCGGCCGGTCAGCCAATGGCCGAGCTCATAGTTCGGACCATCGCGCCAGACACTCGCCCGGCCGGGGAAATCCGGATAGGGCCGTGCATCCCAGGCCCAGGCGAACATATTGGCGGGATCGATCATGCTGACGCCGGAGCCGGAGACCTGTGGGTGGTCTCGCCAATACGTCAGCATGGCCTCCAGATAGGCGCGCTGGATGGCGTCGTCCTTCGATCCGGCCGAGAAATACGGCAGGAAGGATTCAGCCGACTTCGGATCATAGAAGACGTTCGGTTGGTTCGGACCCTTGTCGACGGCTGGACAGCCGAACTCGGTGAACCAGATCGGCTTTGAGCCGACGACGAAACCCGTTGTCGCGGCATTGCGAATACCGCCCGGCCGGCTGTGATGCGCGGTCGACCACCAGGACCGGATATCCTTCTGGCGAAACACCCAGTGCTCGCCATAGGCACCATCGACGATCGGGGTGCGAACCTGCGCGGCGCGCGCGGCGGCGCTGGCGTAGTACCATGCGAAATCCTCGCCACCCTCGATGTTGGCCTGCAGATAGGCCTTGTCGTAGATCGAGCGCGGTCCGGTCGCGTCGTTGAAATCGAGATTGGGCGACCCGTCGCGCCAGTCGGCGATGGGCAGATAATTGTCGATGCCGATGCAATCGATGTTCGGATCGGACCAGAGAGGATCGAGGTTGAAGATGACGTCGTTTGTGCCGTCACCCGGCCGGTGCGAGTGATATTCGGACCAGTCGGCGGCATAAAGGATTTTTGTGCCAGCGCCGACAATGGCGCGCACGCTCGCGGCCAGCGACTTCAGAGCCTGGACGGCGGGATAGGTTCCGTCGCCGGGGGAGGATCGCACCGAGGTAAGGCCGACCAGTTCGGAGGCAATGATGAAGGCATCGACGCCGCCGGCCGCAGCGCAGAGCTGGGCATAGTGGGTGATCATGGGTGCGTAAGAGGCGAAGAACGCGGCCACCTGTGTCGCCGCCGCCGCCGTCTTGTCGACGGTACCGGGTCGGCCGGGCGCGGGATGGCAGGTGATGCGGCCACGCCACGGGAACGCGCCCTGCTCCGCCCCGCCGTAGGGGTCGGGCAGCCCATTGCCGGTGGGGATATCCATCATAACGAAGGGATAGAACACGACACGCAAGGCCCGCCGCTTCAGCTCGACGATCGCCTCGGTGACCGACTGATCCGACGGCGTGCCGCCGAGCGCGGCCACCGTCGCGCCGGTATAGGCGACGGCGCCGCCGAGGCCTGAAGGATCGAGCAGCGTCGGATTGATCTGCGAGACCAGATGAGCGCTCGATCGGTTGTAGCCTGCGACACCCCAGGCGTAGGGCGTCGTCGACTTCGACCGCGCGGTGACGCCGGGCAGGATCTGGCAATTACCGGCGCGAAGATCAGTACCGAACCAGGCGACGACGAGCGAGACGGCGGACGGATTGGCGATGACGCCGGTCGCATCGATCGTATCGGGTCCGAAGGTGCCGGGGTCCTGCGTGACGGTCGTGCCTGAGGGGACCGAGGCCATGTCGCCGCCGACCAGCTGATCGAGCGAGGTCAGGATGTCGGCGCGCTCGGCATTCTGGGTGTGGGAATTCTCCGGGCTCCAGTTGCCGAAGCCGTCGCTCGTCTGGACGACGGTGGTGCCGAGCACGAACTCGCCGGCACCGGGCAGCAGGCAGACGGACCGAAGACAATTGGTCAGGTCGTTCGGATCGGTGACGACGGGTCGGCGGATCAGTTCGGCGCTGATCTGTGGCATGCGGCCGCCGAAATCATCGAGCGTGACGGTATCGAAGACCAGATAGGCGATGCCGCGATAGGCCGGCACATTGCCGGTGCCTTCGATCGATTCCATGAGGCTATCGGGCAATTGCGTCTCGGCGCCATTGTAGAAGCGGACGACATGCTTTGAGAGATCGAGCAGATTGCCGTCCGCCCAGATCCGGCCGATCGAGGTGCCGGGTCCGCCCTCGCAGAAGGCAACGGCCCAGGACAATGTGTAGTGCGTCGAGGTCGTCCCCGACGATCCGACGAGCCCGCCCTTGCCGCCGCCGCCGTCCCTGGTCGTATAGGCGTTGAACTGGGTGGCCCAGATCACCTGACCGGAGAGGCGCTTGCGGCCCCAGAGTTTCGGCAGACCGGCGTTCTCCGCAGCGTTGGAAATATAGAGCGTCGACTGCTGCGGCATCTGTTTGCGCGGTGTCAGCGCAGCGATGAGCGCGGCGTCGGCGATCGATCCGGCGATGGCACCCGCCGCAGCGATGCCCTGCGCGGCCCAGCCTGTGACGCCAAGGCTGCCGGCGAGCCATGAGCCGGCCAGTCCGAGCACGAGCGTTGCCATCAGATCGTCTCCGGAAACGCGAATGCCGCGACGATGCGCCGACGCCACCAGTCGCTGACGCTGACCTCGCGCACGCAGTCGCGGGCCTGGGCATGGATCATGCGACCGTCCCCACTCAGGATCGCCGCGTGCTTGGCGATCAGCCCGTCGCGCAGGCGGAAGATCACGACATCGCCGGCCTCGGCCTCGCCGATCGGGCGCTCGATCAGGTGCCGGCGCGCGGCGTCGAGCATGTGTTCGATCGTGCCAGTCTCGCCCCAGTCGGGCGTATAGGGCGGCGCGGGCTCTGGATCGACACCATAGACATCGCGCCAGACGCCCCGGATGAGGCCGAGGCAGTCGCAACCGGCACCCCGGACGGCTGCCTGATGGTGATAGGGCGTGCCGATCCAGCGGCGCGCGGCCGAAACGACTTCGCTGCGGGATGGCATGGTGATCAGGATCCGAGCAGCGAGCCGCCGCCATTGGCCGCTCCCTGAATGCCGTAGCGCGTCACCACGTCGGCGGCGGGGATATGAGGAAACCCTCGGAAGTTCAGGTGATTGTTGAACTTTGTCCGGCAGGTCGCGAACGTTTTGATGCAGCCGGCGACGACGGTCGCCGTGTCGCCGGCTGATATCGCGAACGGCGGCGGCAGCCAGAGCTGCAGGAAATCGGTCCCTGAGGTGCGCTGATGCACCTTGATCTCGAACGTCAGGCCGGCATTGGCACCGGATGTGAAGGCCACCATGCCGTTGGTGAACCAGTCGGCGGCGAAGGCGGTTAGCCCGGTGACGCCGATCTGCCGGGCGAGGCCTGAGGTCGTGACCGTCGCCGCACCACGATAGGCCGCGTTCGTGAGATCGATGCCGCACTGCGCGTCGCCGAGCGCCGCCGAACAGAAGCGCTGGAAGGTGTTGCCGATCTTCTGGTTGAGCCTATGGCTAAGCGAGCGCAGCTCTGCGGTGAAGGCGAGACCGTCGCGTTTGATCTCGCCGAGCGAGCCCTTCAGGATCACCGTGAACTGGGTTGGATCGGACCAGTTGACCCACAGTAGCTCGATCGTCGCGTCGTCGTAACGGCCGGCCAGAAGATCCGGCTCGGTGATGGAAAGCGACGACAGCGCGCCGGCCGCTTCCAGATGGTCGATCTGCAGCCCGAGCGTCTGCTGCATCTGGCTTGCGGTGAAGCCGGCGGCTGCTTCGAACACAGTTCCGTCGCAGGCGATATCGACGTCATGCTCGGTGAAGCCGAAGACGACGCCATCGCGCCGGATCAGCCGCCAGCAATAGGCAAGCGTCGTCGCCCCACTGTCGAGGTGGACCTGCAGGGCAGTCGAAAGGGTCTTCATACCCGGATCTCCACGATCGGGATGGACGGCGCGTGACCGGCCGCGAAATAGCTGAGGTCGAATTCGAGATAGTCGGTATCGAAGCGGACAGGCACGTCGTATTCGAAGCCGGCGCTGACGATCGCCGAGACGGGCGGCGCGGCGGCGAAGGTGATGAGCCCCGTCGTCACATCGACGCTCCAGCCGGCCGGTTGCGAGATGCCGTTCAGCGCGATGACGATCGTTGAGGCGACAGGCTTGCGGATGAGCCGCTGCCAGGGCGCGAAGGCTGAACCATAGGTCTTCGTCAGCTGGAACGTCTTCGTCGCGCCATCGCCGGTGCCGATCGTCTGGTCGGTCGGCTGGATCGGCAGCGCCGTCGAGCAGCTCTTCCAGTCGAGCCGGTCCTTCCAGCGGAAGCCGTGCAGCTTGCCGCGCCGCTCCTCGAAGAAGGCTAGCACCTGCTCCAGGTGCTGGAAATCCTTGACGCCATAGCCCGCATTATACTTGCGGCGGGAATTCGCCCAGACGCTGTTGGCCTGTTCGAACCCCGACCGCATCGTGACGATATCGGTCCGCCATTCCGGCCCGCCACGCGCCGACAGGGAAATGTCGGTTGGGAATCGGATCTCATGAAACCCGGCCATCAGGTGCCTCCTTCAAGCCCCTCTGGCCCCACGACTGACGGCCCGGCTCAGCATGCCGGTGATCTGCTGCTCGGAGCGCACGAAGGATGGCGCGTCCGGCGTCATAACGTGGAAGTGGTTGGTGACGCTGATACCGCCTGACATTGATCGCCCGCCGGCACCTGGCGCCCGCGCGTTCTCGACCTGATCGTTCGGCACAATTGTGCCGGGCGCGCCGGGGATGAAGCGTTCCTCGCCATGTTCGCCGACGCGGATCGCCTGGCCCGCCTGAACCGTGCCGCCGCCCGCCATGCCGGGGAGGCCAAGACCCTTGCCGATCAGACCGAAGATGCCGCCGAGCCCACCTCCAGGATTGGCAAGACCCAGAGCCGCGCCGAACGGACCGGAGCCCGTGAGAAACCCCATGAAGGCCTGCGACGAGATCGTCTCAATGAGATTGCGCAGGACATCGCGGACATTGCCGCCCTTCAGCGCGATCTGGTCGAGCGCATTCGCCACCCCCGTCCCGAAATCCCGCCAGAGATCCTTCGTGCCCTGCAGCTGGGTGAGCTTCTGCTGCAGCTGGACCTGTTCGTCGGCGAAGGCCCTGACCTTGGCGCGCATCGCCTCGGTCACGTCGATGCTGCGCTGTTTGCCGAGGTCGTCGAGCTTCTGCAGATCGATCGCCTCGCGCTGCGCCTGGGCCGACAGATTGAAGGTCGCCGCCTCCTGCTCCATCGCGTGGACCTCGCGTTCGATCGTGTTGATATAGGCTTGAACCGGATCAACCTTGTCCTTGCCATCGTCGCTCTTGCCGCCGAGACCGGGTCGCGGCATGAAGCGCGTCATCCGGGCCTCGCGCTCCTTCTCGGCCTTGTCGAACTCAGCCTTCTGAGCGTCGCGGCGTTGCTTCTCCTCCACGAGCGCCTCGTAGTCGGTCCGCGTCTGCTGCTCGTCGTCCGTGGGTCCCTTCATCCACTTCGAATCCTGATCGTCATCGGCGCTGAGGACGTAGTTCGGGATCTTGTCGACCTTCGCCTTCTGGACCGCCAGTTCCTTGTCGAGCGCGGTATCGGTCAGGAACTTCGGATCATTCGTCCATGCGGAAATCGCCCGCGAGGCGAGATCGATGAAGGCCGGCAGCCGCTGCATGACCTGATCGATGACCGGGATCAGCTGCACGAACGCCCGCGTCAGATAGTTCTGGATGACCATGGCGAAGGCCTCCGACTTCGCCTTCGCCTCCTCGGCCTGCCGCGCGAGGCCCTGATCGAGGATCACGCCAGCCTTGCGCGCAGCCTCGGCATAATCATCGAGGCTGGCCCGGCCGCGCACGAACATGTTTGACAGCCGTTCGCTGTCGGTGCCGAAGGCCTGATCGGCGAGCTGCGCCTTCTGCACCTCGGTGGTGGCCTTGCCGAAGGCATCGATCACGAATTTCAGCGCATCGGCCTGGCTGTGGGCACCCTGCACGCCCTTCGCAAAAGCCGGATCGATGTTGGAGAGCGCCTTGTAGAAATCCCCCGCGTCCCCCGCCGTCTTCTTGGTCTGGTCGGTGAAATGCTTCAGCGCATCGTCCATCTCGGAGACCGAGACGCCAGCCTGCGTGCCGGCATGATGGAGCGCCAGGATCATGTCGACGGGTAGCCGCAGATCCTCGCTCGTCTTCGCGAAGCCGGCGGCGGCATCGCGCGCATCGGTGAAGAGGCTCGGGATCCGGCTCAGGATATCGTTGATCTTATTGCCGAGATAGGTCCCGATCGCCGTGCCGATGGCAATCGTTGTCACCGACAGCTTGCTGCCCGCGTCACTCGCCTTGGTGAAGCCCTCGGACATCTTGTCGCCGGAGGCCTTCGCCTTTTCGGCGATCTGCGACAGGCCCTTGTCGACATCGGCGAGCTTGGCCTGCATATCGGCGATATCGACGTTGAACTTGTAGGTCAGTCCTCCGGCCGATGCATTAGCCATGGCGCGGCCGTCCTTCCTCGTCGAGCCCGGCGAACAGCGCCGCGACCTCTTCCGCCGTTGGATAAGTCCTTGCTGCCACCGGATCGGACCGCTTCACGCCCTTCGCCTCGCAATAGCCGTCCATGGCGGCGAACAGCTCCGGCAGGCTCATCTGCCAGAACACATCGGGCGGAAACCGCAGATGCCCTGTGCCGATCCTTATCCAGAGCTTCCAGCGCTCGCGCTGGCCAAAGGGGACGTCGCTGCCTCGCCCACCTCCTCGTCATTGGAGGCGAGCAGCTCGGAGGCATCGATCAACTGGCCGAATAGCCGCATGGATGCGCCGAGCCCGAGCCGCCCGACCACGGCCTTGGCGTCTGCTTCCGCATAGCCATTGGCGATGAACACGACCGAGAAAAACCGCAGGATCGTCGCCGCGCTGCGGTCCGACATCCTGTTAAGAGCTTCCTCGAACCGATTGACTTCGAACGCTGTTTCAAGGTTCGCCAGCGCATTCAGATTGAGCGCCACCGTATAGGTCGTCCCGCCGATCTCGACGTCGACCTCGCCACGATATTTGTTTGCCATCGGGTTTCCAATAGTTGTACAGCTGCAAGAAAATATGATCTAGGCTGCGCTAGCTGGTCGATGATTGATTCAGCGTCGTGAGGATCAAATTGCCCTGGCCCTATTTCTCAGAGCTCTCATTTGGGTTCGGATTTCTGCGCGAATTCGAACGCCGGCATTGTCCGGGAGGTCAGTTTTCGGCGGCTCCGGATTTTATTACGCCGCATGCTGAGTCAAAAAAAGGCTACGATGCAGAAGTACTCGTCGGAAGCACTCCTGTTTTCTTTCAATTTAAGCGTTCTTTCGTTCTTGAAACTAAAAATGCCAAAGAAATTAAGCTTGGATATTATAGTGATGTACCAATATATCGAATGCATCTAAGGCAGAAGGGCTCGCATATGCAGCACAAGACACTTCAAAACGTTCAAAAAAATGGTGGGACTGTCTTCTACGTAACGAGCCAGGTTCCCAACACTACGGAGTTATCTGACTGCTATATACGCGGAATGTTACTCGACGAAGCAACCGCGATGTTCACGCCAAATGAGATTTCATTACCGAATGATATCCATGAACACCATGTGTCATTTCGTGCCGGAGATAGCTTTGGATATGTTTTCTCCGAGGAGGGTAAGAAGTTCCGAAGAAAAATACCGAATTGGAAATCTGCTGTCGAAAATATGTCGGGAAACCGACGCAATGCCGATCAAAATCGATCCGACCTATTTCGCATTGTCGAACAGGTTACTCAACAAAATCCCGATGCTCGCCGAATTGCTGAACGGATACAGGATCCAGTGGCTAAGGCCTCAGCAATTGCTTATTTTTTCCTTGATGCGCAGCTTGCCTTTTTCAAAGGCTAGTTTGCTCTCAGATCGACATCGGGGGAACGCGAATAGCCGCGATCGTCAGATTGGTGATTGTGCCGCCGTTCAGCAGCGTGATCGTGCCGGTCGCGTCGATATAGGCGGATGGGATCGGGCCGAACTGGACGTCGCCGGTATTGGCTGGCACGTTGACCGAGATCGGCGCGACAGCCTGCGGGCCGACCATCGGCACCTTCACCGTCAAGGGCGCGACCGGATTGATCGTGATCGTCGCGGCCGCGACATTGGTGTTCTTGGCACGGATGGTCAGGCGCTCCTCGTTCGAGGGTACGCCGGTGATCGTGTCGGACGCGGTTGCCGCCTGGAAAGTCGGGCTGAGGCCGGCGAGCGAGGTGGTCTGGATGGGGATGGTCGCCATTGGATCGGCTCCGGGGTCAGGATGATCAGGAGAAGGTCGCGGTGATGAGGCCGCTCGATTGCAGGGTCAGCTCGAAGGTCGTCGCCTCCGAATAGGGGCCGTCCGACTTGTATTTGTCGACGAGGAAGCTGCCGTCGAACTGCACACCCGGGACGACCAGCCGGCAGACCGTGATGACCGAGGTCATGCACGCCTGCATCGCCAGCTTCGCGCCGGCATCAGACTGGTATTTGCCGCCCGCCTGGATCTCCAGCGACTGGATGCCGGCGCCGCCTAGCAGCTCGCGCCAGCGGCCGGCGCTGTCGGCCGTGGTCACATCGACATTGGTGTTGTCGAGCGAAAACGAGCGGGTCTGCAGCCCGGCGACCGGGATCAGCGTCGTCCCATTCGAGATGAACAGCGCCCACAGGCGCCCCGGTTGCGCGGCCATGAAGTCCTCCAATGTGTGTGAAGTCAGGGGTGATCGACGGCGACGCGGATCGTGACGATGCCGTGCATGGTCGCGCCATCGGGATCGAGCATCGGCCCGAGCTGATGGGTGACGCGGATGGTGACGAGATTGAAGGGCATCGCGATCGTGAGGCCCGTCGCATTGTGCAGGATGCGCCGGATGTGGCCCATCAGCGCGCGCGGCGTTGCTGTCTCCGGCGTCTGGCTGGTCGGCTGCGTCCAGACGTGCACATCAACAGTGTGATCCTGGCCGTCCTCGGTCGCGGTCGACCAGTCATCGGCAGAAGTGTCGCCTATGGTGAGGTAACTGCCGCGCGCCGGTGTTGGCGGACGGTCATAGATGCCCGAGATCAGCGGTCCCAGTGTCGCATCGGCCAGCAGTGCCGCGCGGATTGCCGCCATGACCGGCACCGTGGAGTCGAGCATCACGGTCATGGGCGCGCATGCTTGGCGATAGCCTCGCCGATCGCGTCCGCGATGATCTTCGGCGCATCAGGCTTCAGCTGGGCGATGGCCGGCGCCAGAAACGGACGTGCCGCCATCTTCACGGTGCCCTTCTCCAGATAAAGCGCCTCGGGCAGCGGCGAGCCGACCTCGGCGCTGGCGCCCTTGCTTCCCTTCGCGAACAACGACTGTGCCAGCTGGTCTGTGTCGTCGGCCGGTGCCTCGCCGGGCGCGGATTCCTTGACGAGAGCTCCATGCCGTTTGACCTGCTTGCCCGTTTTGGCGCCCGAGCGTATGCGGTTGATGGCCTTCGCCTTCACCGGCTCCGCGATGCCGGTGAGCAACGCCTCGCGCGCGGCGGCCTCGACCAGCTGCGGCAACTGCTTGTGCAGCGCTGATATCTCGGCCGAGCCGGCGATGGAGACGGTGATCCGGCTCATTGGCTTCCGGCGTTGCGTTCGAGGAGGCGGAGGCGGTGATAGACCTTCACGCAATCCTCGTTCTCATAGCCCTGGATATCGAAGATCCGGCCGGACCAGCGGATGCGCATTTGTGGCGTCACGTCAGGGCGATAGCGGATGGTGCCGATCCAGTCGAACCACGCTTCGTCGCGGCCGGCGATCAGCTGGACGCGGGGCGAGGCAGGCTCCATCCGGCCCCAGAACGTGGCAACAAACGTCCATGTCGTCGTGATCGCGCCGCTGCCGCTGATGGTCTGCGATTGATCCTCCAGCGTCAGCCGATGACGCAGGTCGCCGATGGCATTGAAGCGGCGCATCAATAATCCTGCCGGTAGCGATAGCGGGCGAGCAACATGTCGACGGTGGTCGAGATCGGCAGCGAGACGATGCCGCCTGTGGCGGCGCCGATGGTCTCTCGGTTGGCATAGAGATCGCCGATCATCAGCAGAAGCGCGTCGATGATGGCGCCGGGTACGCCGGCCGGTGTCGTTGCGCCGCCGGTGAAGGTGACCGTAACGGCATCGGGTCGCATGGCTGTCTGCGGCCAGTCGGTGGTGCCGGACGGATAAAGCTTGTCGTCGCCGGGTTGGAAGAAATAGGCCGACGGCGGCAAGGTCTGCTGGGTGTTGGTCGGGTCGAAATAGCTGACCGACACGATCGACGTGCTGCGGCCGAGCGGCAACAGGAGCGGCGGGCGGCGACCGAGTATGAAATCATGGTTGGTCAGCGCCCAGCCCCAGGGGAAGCCGTCGTAGCTGACGGCCCAGGTCTGCTGCATCAGCGCGATCTTGAGTTCGCCCTCATAACCATCGAGCCGCTCGACGGCGCCACGCATGTAGATCGCGATCAGCCCGTCATCATCGGGGATATCGACCTTCAGATGCGATTTGACGTCGGCGAGCGCCAGCGGCAGCGCTGACGGCGCGACGGTCTGCACCGGTGGCAGGCGGACGGGATCACGCGCACCCATATCGAACGCCTCAGGCCTTCGCCGCAGCAGGCTGCGCGACGATCGTGGCGCGCGCCGCTTCCAGTTCGGCAGACAGGGTCTCGGCCTGGGCCTTGAGCGCAGCGACATCGGCCTCAAGACCTTGGCGGGCGGCTTCGCTGTCGGCGAGATCATGTTCGAGCGCCTTGACGCGGGCTTCCAGACTGTCGGCCAAAGGCGGCTCGTCGGCTATTCCCGCCGACGTCCAGGCCCCGGCGACCTCAGGCGCAACGGGCACGATATCGCCCGGCATATACGAAAAATCGTGCCCGGCCATGGAGGTCAGCATGCGGACCTGAACGGTTGCGGCGGGCGTCGGCGTGATGGGATCGGGCATGGCAAAGGCCTCCGGCACATGACGGTCAGGTCGCGGAATTGGCGTAGTAGCTGAGCGCCGAGTTGCCGCTGTCCGTCCAGCGGCTATCAGCGCGCATCATGGCGAGGAAGCCGATCTGGCCCTTCGACATGTAGATGGAGTCGGTGAAGCGGAAGAGCGTGACCGCCATGGAGTCGCGTACGATATGGCGCGAGAAATCACCGAACAGCACCGACTTGGCACTCGCCGCCATAATCGGCATGTCCTGATTGATGGTGTAACGATAGCCGAGGATATTGTCGGAATCGACGCCGCTGACGGCCGGACGCCAGAGCGGTCGGCCCATGGAGTCCTTCAGCTTCTTCAAGACCCGTAGCGTCGTGTCGTGGAACATCCAGCCGCAGGTGGCGAGCCGGCGATAGGCGGGATCGACCGAATGTTCGAGGTCGACGAGGTCGTCATAGATGATCGCCGTGGTCTGGCCGGTGAGGCCGGTCTTGCCGAGGTTGGCAGCGGTCAGGAGGCCCTGCGGCTGTGCGACGCCGGTCCCGACCGTGAAATTGGTGTTGGTGATGCGGCCGAGGCGCGTGGCGGCGAGCCCGAGGATCAGCCCTTCGACGTCGATCGCGGTATCCTGCAGCAACTCCAGCGATACCGGGATGATCTTCGACGAAAACCGATAGGCGTTGATCGTGACGCCGCCGAAGGTGACGTCCTGCGTCGCGGCGGCGACGGTTTCGGCGACCAGCTCGCCGGTATTGGCGGTATCGTCGGTGGTCGGATAAAGCAGCGGATTGCCGCCGGCCGTCGTCAGCGAGGTCGCGACCTGCCGGACGCCCCCATAGGCCTTCAGCCGGATCAGCACCTCACCGGCGACTTCGGTCTCCACGATGTAGCCACCGGCCGAGGCCGGGGCGACGGCGGCGTTGCGGAAGCCGGTCTGCAATACGGCCTGCACCTCGTCACTCACATGCCCGCCGGCCTTGTCGCCATATTGGGCGAAGGCGCGGAACGCCTGCCGGCCGACCGAGAGGACATGGGCCTCCTCGTCGACCGAGCGCCCGGTGACGACGGCGCGCGACCGGGCGGAGGTTTCCAGATTGTCCGTGCGCTTCAGGAGGCCTTCGTGACGTTTGATCTGCGCCTCAATGACGTCCATCTCGGCATAGATCGTATCGGTCTCGGCCTCGGACGCCTTCGTCCATTTGTCCTTCGGCACATCGACCAGCGCGCGCGCCTTGATGGCCAGCGCGTTATACTCTTCGCGAAGTTGCTGCAGCGACATGGACGAGCTCCATCGTTTGCCGGCGAGATCGCCGGGCATGGGTGGGTTTGGGGAGGGGGATGTAGGGGTGAGGGAGGAAAATTGCGGAAGGTATTGCTGCAACTAAGATGAAGCCCGGCAACTTTACGGAAAATTACGAATCAGGTGTTGACAAAAAGCTCATGCACTTCTTAGTTTTAGAGTATAAATTCCACTAATCGTCCAAACTTCGACGATACGACCTTGCGCCTTTCAAAATCGGATACCCTAAATAAGGGAAAAGCGTATGTCTCCGACAGATCCCAACCGCAATGCCGAGAGCGCTCCAGGCCATGCAACAATTCCTAGTGAAGTTGTTCTATTTGATGATTCACATAATCTCGCGATGCGTGGCGAAGAAGATATTTGGAATAAAATAAACTTGCTGAAGGCTGAAATCGAGAGTTACAATTCGAATGTCTCAATTCATGAAGCGTATAAAGAACTTGCAGAAAACTATAGAATGCAAGGTTCGATAGAAGGTGCAATCGGATTTTTGAAAAATGCACTTGAATACAAGGATGACAGAAATCTGAGGCATCAGCTTGCATTACTGCAGGGTATATCTGGTAATATGGATTATATACAATCATATTCAAATCTGCTGAAAGCAGATAATTATAACCTAAACACAGCACTGGAGTTTTGCTTTTTTCTCGAAAATCGCAACCTCCACGAGGCCGCACTAAACGTACTTTCTGTAGAACTAAAGAAGCGAATGAGATTAGCAACCCATTCGGACGCTGATGATGCACTGCTAATTAATAAATTCGTAAAGACAATGCAAGCTCGAGGAACTGTCGATGGCATTCTTATATTGCGTGACTATCAGCAGATATTCAAAACAAGCTTCCCCTCCGAATTAATCGGTGATGCTATCGACGATAATATAATCCCCGTAAATTCAGTCGCGAGCTTAGAGCTCGAAGAAATTGAACCAGGGTATGGTCTAACCGACGAGCTTGCTCGGACGTATTCGATATTTTCCTTCATTGGCGTCAACTACCCTATGCAGTCGGTAATCGCCATCGCAACAGCATTTTTGTTGAGTTTGGCTCTGTTTCGTGCCTCCGCTGTCGTAATAGAATATGCAGGAACAATGACTTGGTGTATTTTGATAGCCGCCATCTGCCTAGATTTTATTCGCTCATTGAGAGAAGACGGTAGGTTGAAATATAGAGTTTACCGCTCGACGGCGACGAATGTGATATTCGCAAATATATCAATGTTGTTGTTAGGCTTTTTAAGTAAATACATGATTGGCAACAATGGTCATTTTTTCTCTCCAATATTGTTGAATATTATGTCTATAATTCTTCTGTTCTCTATATTTTGGCGCACATACCTTTCAAGTTCGGAAATCAGCATGCTATTTCGGCGCTTAAAACAAA